GAAATGGTTAAGACGTTCCGGTCCGGCAAAAAGTATGGAGTCTGGAGCAAGACATGTTTGAAAGATGAGGTTGTGTCTGAAGATTCGACGAAGGTAAGAATCTTCTACATTCAAGAATGTATTTTCGCATTAGCCGTGCGCAAATATTATTTGCCGATTGTAGAATTCATTTCAAGACACCCGCATCTCTGTGAATGTGCAGTAGGAATAAACTGCGCAGGTGACGAGTGGGAAGAAACCATGAAATACGTGCAAGAGCTATCTCCCGACAATCTTATGAATGATTGGGATTACAGTAAATATGACTTGAGAAGATCTTTGGATGTGATGATAGCATCCCTCAACATATTTAAGCGAATTGGCGTTGCCATGGGATATTCACCCCAGGACGAGGCAGACATGGACGCTATTGCTGATGAACTACGCAATCCAATCATTGATTGGAATGGCACAGTGATTAGTTGTTTCTTGTGGTCCTCGGGTAACACCGTCACAGTGTATGGAAATTCAATTGAGAATTCACTTCACAACCGAATTTCTTATTACACAAATGGCGAGAGAGTGTTTGGGCTTGAAAAACTCAAATCTCTCGGTCCATATCGTGATAATGAACGTATCATCACGTATGGGGACGATGGTATTGCTGGATCTCGGCCAGAGGTTCGAGCAATCACAAACTTTTCGAGTCGGAAAAATTACTTCGACAGTATCGGTATGAAAATTACTGATGCTGCTAAAAGTGAAAATCCGAAAGAGTTTGCTGACTTCAATGATATTGATTTCTTGAAGCGAAAGAGTGTATATCATGAAAAGCTAGAAGTCCGAGTTGGCGCACTTTCTATGGATTCCATTGAGAAATTGGCTCACATGGTTAGTGGAAAAGGCGAACTGGATGATTTAGCTTGTAATGCTATAACCACCATCTTACTCGAAACTTTTCTACATGGTGAAGATGTTTATGAGGATTGGCGAAAGAAATTGAAAGTCTTCGCGTATTCTCACGGCATCTACACATCGTACTTAGATA